TATTATTAACTTCTTCAATAATTTTATTATATTTTTTTGTTCTTGTTTCTAATCTTCTTTGATTTTGAGTATATCTAAATGTTTCTAAATTACCATCATTATCTTTGCTACCTAAAAACGATACCAGAAGGCTACTATAAGAAAATATTAAAAGGAACATATAATAGACAAACCAAATATATTAAGAAAAATAAGATAAGAAAATACAAGAATTATAAAGACTAAAATCGGCATTTTAAATGTCCAAAGGTGTAAATAATAAATATATATTGATAAAAATAAACAATCTCAATGAGAGATTAGAAATTCTTCAAAAAAATCCTAGCTATTCTAAAATAATTTACAGAATCACAAAAATATAAAAACTTTTTTAAATTTCCAAAACTTTTTCAATTATGTACTCGTTTTCATTCTATAAATATAGGGGGTTTTTATATTTTTATAAAATGATAAATTTATACCATATGTCTGTTCATTCAATATCTTGATATTGAATATGACCCTGTAAATGTGACTTTTCTATAATTTCTAATTTTTTATTTAAAAGATAAGGATCTGTTGGATAATAATTTGATTTTATATTTGGGCGTTTAGTCACTTCTAATACCACTGGTACTTTGTTTTTATTAGACAGGTTTATATTTAGTACTTCTTTAGGATAGATCAGGGCGTTTAGTCACTTCTAATACCACTGGTACTTTGCGTTTAGTCACTCTTAATACCACTGGTACTTTGCGTTTAGGCGGGTTTATATTTGGTATTACAGGATCTTGATTCAAATTTTTGTTAGGATTCGAATTTAATGGAATTGATCCATTTTGAAGACTTCCGCGCGGATAATGACCAAATCCATATGGATTAATTGATCCATATGGATAAATTGATCCATATGGATAAATTGATCCATATGGATCAATTAATCCATATGGATTTGCATTAATTAATCCATATGGATTTTGACTATAATATGCTATTGGATATTCATATAGTTGATTATCAATATATGATGAATATGGACTTGATACAATTTTCTTACGTTCTGATATAGAAGAAGTCTGTTTACGTTTTTGTACAGATCTTTCTGGGTTTATTATTATACTGGAATTTTTTTTATCTTGATCGTAACCAAATTCAAAATGACCTTTATCTATCAAATACATAATTTTCCCCCATATTCCCATATTTTTATAATCGTTTGATAACAGATCGTATTTATCAATTTCATCCCAAATTTTTAAAAGACGAGGGCTCTCTCTTAATTTTTTCACAAATACTTCGATATATTTAACGCCTTTATTTAAATCATTATTAGCAAATGTTTGTCTTTTTTTTATAGATGATATATTTTTTTTATAATTATTAACTAAAGATGATGAAGGAGGATGTCCTACTACCATTAATATTAAACTCTATACATTATTAAAACAAAAAAAATATTATATTATTGCCTTAAAATACCAATATTTGTAGCCTATATATCTATAATAGAATTATATGATGTGAGAATAAAAAAAATATATTTATTTTAAGAGACGATTTTTCACCTTTTTTTATTATTATAAAGTAATATATAATTATGATTTTTTAACTTAACAATAAAAAATAGAAATAATAATTAATTTAACCCCATTTTTAATTTTTTAACACTTTATTCAAGATCTTAATTAATTTTATTTATTATTACATAATCTTCATATTATGAAGAATTATTTGATGTACTTTGCCGCAAGAACCATTTTGGTAGTCACGGTGTTTATTGTGATAACTTGACGAAACATAACTATTTTTTATTCTATATAAAAATTATATATATTCGCCTGAATGATTAATTAAATCGGCTTTTGGAATTTCAACTATATTATAAGGGGTTTTGTTAAATAGAGGAGAGTTAAATGTTATCTGTTTAGGAATATTATAAATATCTCTCAATCTATCTCCTACTACTATATCATCTGTTATAGGAACTTTCATATCATTGTTGTTATCAGTCGGTTTCATATAAAAATCAGATATATTTCTATCTTTCTGTCTTGCAAACAATTTCCAGTTATTATTACCTACATCTTTTTCTTCAGCGTTATTAGTAACATAAGCTACAAGACGATATTTATCATTGATACCATTTGTTTGTATATACATACTTCTATTATTGATATTCTTGACTAATTCAGAATGCGTTTTGTTATCTGATCTATTCAATGGAGGGTACAGTTGATCTTGAACTACCTTACGGTCTCTCGTTTCTATATCAATAATATTTTTTTCTACATTACAATTATTTTTAGATAACAGCTTATTATATTCTTGCATACTTAAACAAATTTTTTCGGTATTAGTATTATTACCAAAAACCTTGTTTATATCGGTAGTAAATATTATGTATATTATTAGAAAAGTTATTATAAGTAAGAATAATACTATTAGATGAGGTATATATTTATTAAACATTTCGAATAGTATTTTAATTATATAAATAGATAAATATATTTAATTAGTAAATGGACTCTCTTATAAAATTTACTACTTCTCCGACGTTTCTATTTTGTGGAGTAGGTAAATATTTTTTATTGATAAATATGCTTACGGCTCATATGAAATACCGGAAAATACCATATAAAATAAATAATATTTTATTTGTATATAATTTATTTCAAATCTTAATAAATTTATATATGATATATGGTATGCGAGAGTTTATATCATTTCCTAATATTTATAGTATCAATAAGGAGTACACAAAAAATATAGAGTATTTCACATATATTCATTATCTGTCCAAATATCTCGATTATTTTGATACATATTTTATAATTCTGAAATGCAAGAGTAATGAACAGTTATCATTTTTGCACGTATATCACCATAGTACTATAGGGGTTGTATGGGGATATCTTTTGTACAATGGGGACGCCAATGGAACTGCTTCATACGGTTGTTTTATAAATAGCATCATTCATTTTATTATGTATAGCCATTATTTGATAACTTCCGTGGGTTACAAAAATCCACTTAAAAAATATATTACTCAACTACAGTTAATGCAATTTGCCTGCTGTATATTGCACGCTTTTATGGTATTGTTATACGAGAACGTGGTTCCTAAAAAGTATATGTATTTAGAATTGAGCTATCACATAAGTATGATTCTGTTATTTAAAAATTTTTACAATAAGTCTTACAAAAAAATTATATAAAAAGAAGACACTATATATAGATAGCTAAGGGCGACACAACAAACTACTACTATATTATAATGTCTCGAAGATACAGTAAGAAATCTCACTTTGACGAACTACGTAAGAACGAGCTTACATCAAGGGCTGGATTTGGATGGGAAGAGGGAGAAGAAGAAAAACTCCTTTTGATGAGACTCGATAAATCATCATACGAAGATATTGCAACTGAACTTAAACGTACTTCGCGCAGTATTCAAACAAGAATTTACCAATATATTTGCCGTGTTGTAGAAAACGATAATGCTAGCGAAGAAGAGCTTGTAACAAAATACGATATTAATCCAGATGATCTAAAAGAATTCAAATCAAAACGTAATGAATACTTAATTAAAGTAAACTCTCGTAAACGTCCTCCTCGGCACAAGGATGATGGAAAGCCTTACATGCAAAACGAGCCTCGCATTAGCGATATTCGCAATGAGCTCAATGTTCTTCGTCAAGAAGTCCGAGATTTGCGCAGCGAACTCCGCGATATCCGCTCCCGTACTTAATGGATATTTAATAGATTCATTAAAATAGAGATTGCGCTAATTAAAGCATCTATTTTCCCTAAATCATAATTTACAAAACTCTTTTCATTGTTTTCATTATTTTTATCTAATTCTACTACTATAGTATCATTCTTTGTTGATATTTGAATATATTTTACATTAGAAACATCGATCTTTATATTGGCAAGTATCAGATTCCTCGCGATCTTCTCATTATTGTTAAGAACCGTACTATTTTCTATATTCAAAAACATTTCGTTGCTCTCGTTATTACCATTACCCTCATTGTTACCGATGCCGCTGATGCTTCCGATGCTTCCGATACCGCCTATGCTGCTACTACTATCGTTTACGAGGTTATTGAATGCTCTTTGGGCTTTTTTAATTTTTCTAAGTGATACCAGATAGTTAGCATATAAGTATTTCTCGTTTTCGTTTAAAAACTTACGATATTCGATGCCTTTTTTGTTCCTAACAATTGTGTTTTTCTTACGGGAATTTAGAACGCTCAATATATAGCAGTCGGTATAGTCGAGCGAAATAAATAGTAAAACTATCGCGAGAATCCTTCGGACCTTCATAAGGACGCGGATACGAGCGCTGATATTTAAAAGATAATAGTGCCCTATCAATTTTTTATATAAAATTATATAAAAATTGATAAATATGATATATTACTACTATCATCTAAACTATTACTTATGGATGATGATAATATGTGGAATTTGTTTAATGAAATAAAAAATGAAGAAGATAAACAATTAAAAATAAGCACAGGAATAGAAGATTGTTCAGATGAAATACGTTGTAATTGCGGATGTTCTGATTTTATTATTGAAGATAATATGCATATATGCAAGAATTGTAGTTCAATCGTCTCAAAAGTAATAGAGAATACGGCCGAATGGAGATACTACGGAAATGAAGACAATCGCGACGGAGACCCATCAAGGTGTGGAATGCCTACCAATAATCTTCTTCCCAAATCTTCAATCGGCTCTATGATAGGTAGTGGATACAAAGATAGTATAGATATGCGCATAATTAGAAAGTTTCAAATGTGGAATAGTATGCCATATGATGAAAGGACACTTTGGAATGTTTTTGATAAAATGACTGCTAACACTATCAATAATGGGATACCCCAGAAAGTTATAGATGACGCCAAAGTTCTATATAAGAAAGCTTCTGAAAAGAAAATATCACGAGGAGATAACAAGGATGGGCTCATAGCATCATGTATATACCATGCTTGTCTGCTTAACAAAATTCCGAAAAGTTCTAAAGATATTGCTTTAATGTTTAACATATCACATGTGACCTTAAACAAAGGCAATACAAGATTTCAAACACTATTGCAAATTAATGTGTCTTCTCCAGATCCTATTGATTTTATTTCACAATACGGAAACAATCTAAATATGCCTATATATGATATTAATAAATGCAAAGAATTAGTAAAATTAATAGAAGCAAACGAAATAATGAATGATAATTCTCCAACATCTTCTGCCGCAGGAATATTATACTACTATTCAACTGTAAAAGGCCTCGGATATTCTAAAAAAAATTTTGCAAAAGCATGTAATGTATCTGAAGTAACTATTATTAAATGTTATAAAATAATTAATATATTTCATAATTTTATAATTACCCATAAAAGCAATATATTCTCGTAAATATTAGATTATATATAATCCTTTAGTAATGTAAATGATATGACGAAAGATGATTTATTTTCATCAATATGTAATGGAGATATTCAAAATAGCATATTACTAAGTACTAATATTCTATATATTAATGGTTCATTTGAAACTCTCGAATTAATTTATATAGACGTATGTTCTTACATAGGAACTTTTATATATATAAAAGACATTAGCAAATTGATAGACATCTATGATAATTTGCTGAGTCTAATAAATACTGATACTGTTGTAATAAAAAACATATATTTGTTGATAACAAAAATGTGCATTCTCTGTGATATCTATAATAAGCACCCTGTCTCTAAATGTGGAAATATGTCTATATCTATATTGAAAAATAAGATATCGCATATTTTAAACGATACTGATATGAAATTATCGCAAAACGGAATAATGCGTTTTGATGGTGTGCTGCCTCCGCATAATCACGAGAATTATAATATAGCCCTGCATATAATAGCAATTATTATAAAAACAATAAAAAGTACCGACGATCTTTCTTATGAAAACACTGATAAATTGATAGATATTTCAAACAATATGCGTTTGGTAATCGATTATATATTAAGAAAGAAACTAAAATTCGAAACTAAATTTTACAATACAGACGATGATATCTCGTGGTTTATATGGGGAGTTTTCAGTATATTATATAAAGAAAAGTGTTTCGACAATGCTTTCAATTTATATAATTATGAGTTTAAAAAAAAATACAAGACGTCTCGCCAAGGTATTATTTATTCTCTTGGATTAATATGTATATATATACATAAAAGAGATATATCTAATGGATGGTCTCTAAAAGAACAGCTTGTAATAAATAAAATAGATGAGATATCTATTAAATTGTATAATGAAATTAGAAGGGATATTCTTAAAAAACATCCCGAATTAATAGAAAAACAAGATAAGGAAGTTGAAAAAGAAAACGATGGTCTAAATTTTATACTTAATTATATTCCAGAGATAGATAGTAATAAACAAGATAATCCCAATAGTTCAAAGAACCCAGAAAGGATCATCAACGAACCTGTTAGAATAATAGATGCAAAATAATTATGGGATCCTGCGGATCCATAGGAACTATCGAATTTTATTGTAACTTTTAATTATATCCTGTTTAGAAATACTAATGGCCGCTACATTATTTGTTCTGTTATAAATAATGTTATTTAATTTAAGTAATATTTTTTGATAATTACTTATACTTATATTATTAAGCTTTATGAACCAATGAGTATTAATATTATCGTCGGCCGTTCGCAATTTTGCAAATCCCGCATTTGAACCCACTCGGCGTATTGATATATCAGAATTCTCTTTTTTAACAAATTTATACCATACTGCTGGTAGTAATTTCGAAGGCCTTCTTCTATTTATATTTTTTCGTTTCCATATTTGAAAAACTGTCTTGATTTTCTTGGTTTCCCCAAAATACGTGAACGAGTTCGTAGGAAGCCTTATTTCGGATATTAAATGGTAATTTAAAGGGAATGATTTTTGAAAACTCGGCTTCCTAAAACTTATAGGCAAAATAAAAGATATGCTATCGGCATTTAATATATTCGCGGAATGCTTAATAAATTTTATAGCCGTAGACGATTTGTACCCAAACGGCGGATTGCCTATTATATGAACCTTTCTCTCCTTGCCTTCTGGGCCTTTAGGACCTTCTTGGCCTTCTGGTACTTTAGGACCTTCTGGTCCTGACGTATATATGTTCGTTTTTAAGAAGTTAGCTTTTATAACATCAGGATGTTCTGGTTTTATATCATAAAATATATAATTGTCTGATAGGGCCTTTATTATATTTATGAAAGAGCCGTCGCCTGCACTAGGCTCTATTATTAAATCTTTTTTTCCTATTTTTAAATATTTTTTAATAGCATTATAGCATATCTTAATTGTCTCAGCTTTCGTATAAAATTTATTGAGAGTTGCCATAGTAGCAGCCATAGTCGTAACCATAGTTGTCTTCATCGTTGTTACCATATTTTCCGAGCCTTCTCCGGCAATCATAAGATACCTTATCTAATCTATATAAAATATATAAAGTAATTTGGTAATTTGGGTAGGGTGTAGTAAAAATTAAACTTATTTAAAGTTATTTTAATATAAATTAACATATAAAACATATTTTTATTCCGATGACTGTAGACAACTACTATTTTAATTCTATTAACAATTGTGAAAAAGCATATATCTTGGGATTGATTATCTTTAATATTAAAGAGATAAGTTCTGATAAAATTGTTGTAGAGGTAGAATTAAATACCGAAAAAATGAAGGATGGTAATGAAATGGATTTGTCTTATAATATGTACATTAAACTCAGTGATATTGATAGGAATAATTATGTATATTATAAGAATATAGATAATGTAATTGAAACGCTTAAAAAGGTCGGTAAAGTTCAATGTAATAATTACAATATTATAGAATTAACAATCACATCTATGTATATTATAAAAGATATATTTGTAAAACATTTGGATTTGTATTTGGTGCATATGAAAACCTATGATTTGTCCGTTTTTATGAAGACGATTTATAATACAGATAGAAAATTGTTAAATAATGTTTTCAAGGCATATATAGAAAAAAATGGGAAAATAGTAAAAGATACCTTGTATATCAAATTTTACAATTATAAAACATTGCAGCAATTAATTACCACATATGATATTCCTTATAAAATTCTAAAAGAGGATTATTTTATTGGAGCAGAAGAAAAAGACGTCTATATTATCGAATATAATAAGTCAAATATGATAGATTTTCTTGGGATGATTTATGCAAATAACGGCGATGCATATGATACATGTGAAGCCTGTAACTCGAGAGATGCCATATATGTAAACAATGCTATTTATAATTTTACAAACAATAATAGCGACGAAGTTCCTGTACTTAAAATAATCAAAGTTGATAAGAACGCTATTATACCTACCAAAAATAACTACTCTGATGCCGGATTGGATCTAACAATTATCAAAGAAAACAGGCGGCTAAATAGTGATACTATACTATATGATACAGGTATCAAATTAGAAATACCAAATGGGTATTATGTAGAAATTGTGTCGAGGAGTTCAATTAGCAAATCAGGATATATGTTGGCTAACAACATTGGCATCATAGATCAAGGTTATACTGGAAACTTGTATATAGCGTTGAGAAAAATTAATAAGGATTGTGAAGATTTAGTTCTACCATATAAATGCAGTCAAATCATCGTAAAAAAACAATTATATCCTAAAATAATTATAAAAGATAATACAAAAGAGGAATTTAAGAATCAAGATACTTCGCGGGGCAATGGAGGTTTCGGAAGTACGGGATAAATAAACAACCAAATGTATATAATTTTACAATAAAATATAATGATATAGTTATTAATATAGTCAATAATATTAAGACTATGAAGAATATGATGTAAACATTATTGTTAATATTATAGTTGTCTATAAAAATAAACCACTCATTTCTAAGATAATCGCTGTTATAATAATTAATAATAAAATAAATTATATTTATCAATTCGTCGTTTATAAATGAATTCATCTTTTTGATTTCATTTATATTTAATAATTTATCAATTTTTATATTATAGATAATACTTGTTTACTATTTTCTTATGTATTTCATCGTAATTTTCCAAGGTATAATTTGCAAAGAATATGTTTTTTGAAAAAAAGTCACTGCATATAAAGATGTTATTATATAAGTTTTTAATTTTTTCCCTAATAATAATACTATTAATACCTATATTCCAAAGATGTAATGAAGTTTTTTTGATAGGATATACGATATTCATGTTATTTAAAAGATGATTCTGTACGCTATATTCGTTCAATATTAAATCATCATTATAAATATGCAACAAATCAATATTGTATTTTGTGATATTATTTAGTATTTTGCGCTTTTCTTTTGAAATATATTTAATCTTCAGCAAATTATCTTTTGAAATTGCAAAAATAATTGCCTTGGATATGTTGTATTTTATTGATAAATTATTAGTAGTCACAATTATATTATTGTTAATATCCAAAGATATATCCTTTACTTCAGAGTTATATAGAATATTAGCCTTATTATCTACGACAAATGCTAACATCCTATTTATAAGTACACAAGAGTCGTCTTCTACAATATAAAATGTATTGAGACTATATAGTTCACATTCAAACATCTTTATACCAAAGAGACCAGATATGTAACAATATATACTTGAATAATTACTTATATTATTCTTAAGAAATAAATAATCACTTTGTGTTAATATTGTATTACATAACTTATCAAATGTTTGAATATTTAATATTTTACTAGAGATATTCTTTGCTTTATTTATAACATTATTGATAATATTTATAATCTTATCATCGAAGTTTAAATTATATTTGGAATACTTAATAGAAAAGCGATTCAATAATTGAATATACATTGCATGATCTTTATTAAAAATTTTGTAATTAATAATATCATCGTAATGTGTATGTTTTTTATCAATAATTGTAACTTTAATTCCACAATCAATACATCTAATTGCTGAATACAAGCCAGCAAAATTGCATCCTACAATTATTATATTATCATTCATTTTTAGTTATTAATTAATATTTGTATATATTTTATATAATAATAATTATTAGTCTGCGTAGCTTAAAATATAATTAAAAAGTATATATTAAATATAAGTTTATAAATTTATAAATGCGATGGGTGCGAAATCTTCAAGACAATATACTTATCAACAATATTACGAGGCTATGAAGAATAGCGGAAATCAGGCAAATATTGATTTTAAGAATATAGATGTTAATAACATAGATCCCTATGAAATATTCAATATATCGAAGGATTTTACATGGATAGAACTTAAAGAATCTTTTCGGAAATTGGCTATGCATTTTCACCCAGATAAACCCGAAGGCAATAAAGATATTTTTAATATAATAACGCACTGTTTCGAGAAATTGGCATATGAATATAAAAAACGAGAGACAGATCTATCGCACCATGAATTAAAAAAACAATCTGCCGAATACTTTAATAAAATTGTATCAGAAAAAATGCCACATCCGAGCGTTATAAACAATCGAAACCGAGATGCCCGAGATGCACGAGATGCCCATGAGCCCATCGAGAGCGATGAACCATTTGCTCAACGGTTTAATAAAAATTTTGAAAAATGCAAAGTATACAGCGAGGAAGTTGAATTTGGATATGGAGAAAATATGGAGGAGTCAAGTAATAAGCGTGAAGATATCAAGATTGATAAATTAATTAAAAAGAATAAGATAGATAATAAGAGTTTCAATGAAATATTTAATAGCCGCGTTCCTATCAATAAGCAATTGGTTAAGTATAAAGAACCGGAGCCTCTTGTATTAGCTAAGAATCTTCAATTTACCGAATTAGATAATAAAAGACCCGACGATTATAGTAGCAGTAATAGCAGTGGCAATTCGAGAAACACGAGCTCCTTATCATACACAGATTATATGAGAGCTCACGATGGCACGAGGTTAATTGATGTATCTGTTGTTAAAAATAGGAAAGAATTTAAAAATATAGAAGAGTACGAAATATATAGAGATAACAATGCGAAGAAGGAAATGACTGCGAAAGAACTGAAGATGCGAGAAATTAAAAGATTAAAAGAGGAAAAAGAAGAACAGATGAGATTAGAAAGATTGAAAAAATACGATAATAAAATAGAGTTATCTTATGAAAAAGCGAATAGATTATTTATAAAATAATTTCCTTATTCTTAATATGCAATAAGACGGCATCCCTGTTTTTCTCGGTATCTTCCCAGCCATCCTTGAATAATTTACGAGATCTCTCTTTATCAAGATACATTAGCGAATTTTTGGAAAATTGTCTTCCCCACATAAATCGATGTATATTTATATCATTACACACATCATTGCGTAATATGCTATTTTCTATCGTTTTTTCATTCTTAATCTCTCCGTCAATATAATATTTATCCTTGTATTTTCTGGAAAAGCTGTTTCCTGATATATATGGTATATACGAGCTACACAGACAGTAATTTATCAAATCATTTATGTCCTCGAATTTACTCCTTTTTTCGTTTTTTATATTAAATAGAGATACTACATTTGAAGCTACTATAGAAACTTTGCTCAATTCTTCGGAATCCATTTTAATATTAGAGTATCGTAGCTTCAAATTTTTTTCAACATTACTTTGAAAAGTCCTAATATCATTATGAAAGTATATCCTGCTAATATCTGGGCCAATGGAGAAATCCCATAATGCATCATGGTTTGATAAATCATTTTCCATTGTATATAAAAGAGCACACCATGCTCCTCCAGAAGTTCCCGTGATACTGTAGTCTTTTATTGGTATATTATTTTTTATATAGCCTATTACACCCATGCTATATGGTAGATATAGCCCAGTGCCGAATATATTAATATTAACATATGCTTTCGACATATTATTTACTAATACCGACGATAATATTATGAAATAACTAAGAATTCCCACGAATTTCATCTTATACTTAAAGAGATTATATTATTTTCCATTTTTTCTTTTCTTCGGTTAAATCGCGTTTACGCATGTAAGTAAAGAAGGTCTTTACCTTCTCTTCATTGCCTTGAGAAAAAAATGTATTGAGCTCGGCAATAGATCTTGCGTTTTTATGGATACAGGCTAAAATTATGTTATTCATAACATCCTTGTGACTGTCTGATATAAAAGGAGGCTGTGATACTAACCATGCAGTTCTCATATTAACATAAAATTCGTGCGATTTAGTTAATTCTTCAGTAACATTGTTATCATAAGTTACCTTTATAAGATCACCAACTATTACTAACGATACTATTTCGTTATTTGTATTTTCCATTTTAATATATGCAAATATTTTTATATTTATATAAATATAAAATAATATCTATAAACACTAAATGGACTGAATGCAATTTTATGATTTGATTATAGTTGGTGCTGGCCCATCTGGTCTCGCATTGGCCCACGTTTGTTCTAATATATATAGAAGAATTTTGGTTATAGATAAGGAGTATAGCATTGGAGATATTCATCGTGTAAAGAGGGATTATTATGGAATATATACAGAATATGGCCCGAGAACATATATGACCGTCTTTTATAATTTTATAAACATTATTAAAGAAATCGGGATAGATTATAAAACGCTATTTAAACCCTTGAAGATTTAAAATGGCACAAATATTTATTTTTTATTGTGTATTATTATGAAACATAAAACACAAGACTATAAGATTAGTGCTGTCAAGTACTATTTACAAAATGATGTTAGTTTAGATGAAGTATGTGATATTTTTGTTTGTAAGAAGTCTTCATTGAGAAGATGGATTATGAAATACAAGGCATACAAACATATTGAAAGACTTAACAGATCTTCTAAGTCTTATAAAATAACAAAAGATCAAGTTAAATATGCTATTAGACTACTGAAACAAAACGAACAGATTACTATGACTGAACTAAAGAAACTCATACTTGATAAATATCCTTCATTTGACATTACATCACAACATTTAGGTAAAGTATTAAGAGATAATAATAAGACAAGAAAAAGAACAAAACATCAACATTTTCCAGTAACAAGGTATGGTGTAGAAGTAAATAAAGAAAATGAGTTAAATAAATTTTATAATGAGGTAAGTAAATATCCCATTGATAAAATTATATGTTTAGATGAAACATCAATACAACCTGCTATGATGTTGGAATATAGTCGGTGTCAGTTAGGTCATAAGTGTGTAGTAAATACAGATGATAATTATGTATTCAAAAAATTTACATTATTAGTAGCAATTAATAATTCAGGGTGTGTAGGTTCTAAATTATACCAACAAGGTGGAATGACAAAAGAAAGATTTGTAGATTTCTTAGAAGAACATATATTTAGTAAATACAAAGACAATCTGATTATATTAGATAATGCTGGAAGTCATAATAATCAGTTTGTAAAAGATGCTATTCTCAATAGTGGTAATAAATATTTATTTTCAATCCCATATACTCCTACTACAAATGCTCCTATAGAAAATTACTTTAACCAAATAAAGCATTATCTCAAATTGAATAAGAAGGTACTAAAATTCAATGAGTTAAATGATGAAATTAAGAATGCTATTAAGATGGTAAGAAAAGAGAACTATAAGAATTATTTCAATAATGCTTACAACAAAGAAGGGTTAAGACAATACACGAGGAAACTATCAACAAGATACAGAAAACCTAAAACATATAAAACAACATAAGAATATATTAAGTATATTATAAGACATTATCATAATAATGAGACTTAAAACTGAATTGTATGCAGAACAACAAAAACAAATAAGAGAAGAATTAATAGAATTATTGAACTTAAAAGAAACTAATTGTCTTATTTTATATGAGTTAGATCAAGATAAAGAACTACAAGAAAAGATAATGGATTTATTACCAAGGATACATAATTATTTTTCTATGAGTACCATAACAGCAATATCATATCCTGATAAAATTAAAAGACCATATGTATCAATTATTCGCCATCTATTGAAAAATGAATATCAGATTTTAAGCACTGAATACACTATCAAAACAGAACCAAAAAATATAAGAACAAAACGATACTATTTTGTACGAAGGCAAGATATAAAAAGTTGATTATATTAGTATAAAATACATATATCAATATGAATAACCAAGAAAAAGGTCTATTATATGAAAAATATGTTAAGGACTTTATCATTCAAAAGATTGGTTGTAATGCTTATTTATGGAATGAATGTCCTGAAAACATATTGATAGATAATGCTTTGGTTGATTCACATAATGATATGAGACTGATAAGAAAAGACATCAAAGAAGGATACTTACATACCCATAAAGATATAGGTATTGACATCATACAACTTGATAATAATAGATGTTCTATAGTCCAATGTAAAAATGGTTATAGTAATGGTTTATGTGTAGATGACATATCAGGTATTATGATGAGAAGTAATTTCATGAGAGATGTTCCTACATTTATTTACTATACAAACTGTCTATCAAGAAACGTTAAATACACATCAATATTAAGTCCTTATGTTGTCAATATTGATTGTAGTGTTAATATAGATAAGTTATTAGAAGTATCTATTGATAATAAAATATACTTTGTTAAATTGCCTTATGAAGATAAGAATAATCAAGAAATTACAAAGACTGAAATAATACCATATTCATATCAGTCTGAAGCAGTTGCTAAATTCAAAGAACATTTTGAAAGCAATAATAGAGGCATCTTATCTCTTCCTTGTGGTTGTGGTAAGACATATACCAGTTATATAATATCATCTGATTATAGTCATATCATTATCTTATCACCATTAAGAGAGTTTGCAAGTCAAAACTTAAATAGGTTTATTGAATATGGATATGATAAAAATAATACTTTGTTAGTTGATAGTGATGGAAATAGAGATATAGATAGTATCAAAGAAATTATCAAGAACAAGAATAAACTACTTATCAGTTGCACTTATAATTCTATGGACTTAATAACAGAATGTTTAGATTTGTTCAAGGATGCTTTATTTATAGTTGATGAGTTTCATAATCTTTCAAAGGCAAATATATCAGATGATGAAAATCATATATTTAAGTTATTGATGTCAGACTATAAAATACTATTTATGTCTGCAACGCCAAGAATTTATGATATTGAATATGATGATGAAGCATTTGATATGGAATGGTTATTTGGAGATGTAGTATATCAAATGACATTTACAGATGCTATTGCTAACAAGTATATAACAGACTATAAAATATGGTTGCCTTCTATACACGAAAATAATGAAGAAGTTGACAAAGAACTTTCTATATATGAGATTGATAATGAAATAAAGAATAGATGTAAGTTCTTATATTCTTGTATAGCAAATAATGGTTCAAGGAAGTGTATTGTTTATTGTAAAGATACAGAAGATATGAAGAGTATGATAGAATGTATGAAGACTTTGAATGAGTTTTACATCATGGATATTGAAATAAATAGTATTAGTTGCGAGGATAGAGAAAAAAAACGAAAGAGAACATTAGAAAGCTTTGCTAACAATAATGATAAAATACAACTGCTATTCAATATTAGGATACTGAACGAATGTATTGATATACCATCTTGTGATAGTATCTATATCAGTTATGCTCCTAAAAATAAAATAACCACAATACAAAGAATTAGCAGAGCAACCAGAACAGATAAGAATAACCCTTATAAAGTTGCAAATATCTATATTTGGTGTGAAGAATATGAAGAAATATTAGAAACCTTATCATCAATCAAAGAATATGATATAATGTTTAAGGATAAAATCAAGGTAAATGCTGTAGAGTTCTATCATAGTAAAGAAGATAAAGATATTGAATTAGTAGAGAATGATAAGGTATTAATAAGTAATTATACATTGGGGATTAAGGAGTTCAAGGTGATGAGCTGGGAAGAGAAACTTGATATGGTAGAAGAGTATATTCAGGAAAATAGGAAGTTGCCATTATCTACAGATAAAAATGTTATGGTTAAGCAATTAAGAAATTGGATATCTCATCAGAATAAAAATTATAAAAAACAAGAATTTAATATGAAAAACAAACAAATATGTATTAAATGGGAAAAGTTTATTGAAGAATATTCAGAGTTCTTTCTTTCAAAAGAAGAAATATGGCAGAATAGATTTAATATAATTATACAATATATAGAAGATAATAGCATATTACCACCACGAAGTAGTACAAATATTGAAGTTAAAAAAATGGCAGAGTGGATACAACATCAAAAACAATACTATAAAAATAAGTCAAGTATATTTGAAAATCAAGATATTAGATTGATATGGGAGCAATTTGTTAGTAAATATGATAAATATAAAACAATAGAAGATAAATGGATTGAAAACCTACAATGTGTTAAGGATTATGTTAAATTGAATAAAAAATTACCACCAAGAGACGATAATGATGATGCAGTTAGAAAATTATCAAATTGGGTAAATTCTCAAAAACAAAACTATAAAAACAAAACACAAATATTAAATAATGAGTACTTTTATAAGTTATGGGATGAATTCATTCATGATTACGATAATTTATGTATGGATAATGATAATAAACCTTTCAAAACATATCAAGAAAAATGGTTTGATAATTTTGATAAAGTAAAAAACTACATATTTCAAAATAATAAATTACCTTCAAAACATGATAAAGATGACAAAATTATGAAATTAGGAATATGGATATCAAGACAAAATCAAAACTACAGAAAACAAGATGATTTGATGAAATATGATAATATAAGAAAAATATGGGATGAATTTATAGGAATGAATTATGTATTATTCAAATCCAATGAAGAAGTATGGTATGATAAATTAAATGAATTAAAAACTTATATTGAAAATCATAATAAATTACCTTCTAATTCTTATAAAGAAGACAATATTAAAAGTTTAGCAAGATGGGTTCAAACACAAAAAGGAAATTATATAAAAAAACAAAAAATAATGGAATTTGAAAATATTAGGAAGGAATGGGAAAACATATTATCACAATACAGACATTTATTTATGACAAGAGAAGAATTTTGGAGGTATAAATTAAAAACTCTTTCAGAATATATTGACAAAAATGAAAAACTTCCTTCTATAAGAGATATTGATGATAATGTAAAATTATTAGCTCATTTCATGTATACACAACGTCAAACATACAAATCCAATACTAAAATTATGAAAGACCCTCTAATCAGGAAACAGTGGGAAGATTTTACTAATATATATTCTGTATATATATGAAATAATTATTCAAACCATATGACTATTCTATTGCGTTTATTTGATATGAAAATCTTTACATATCCTTTATTAAGTATATCTTCATTCGAACTATTTGTTATGGAAATGTTGTTTATAAACCCTAAATGTTTGACATATATAATGTTATCTTTCTCTATAAAGTTATCTTGATATACTTTTGGTAAGTATTCTTCACTATAATCTAAAATATAAGGTCTTTTATGTAAAACATCAATACCATATTTGAGACTATCAATATAGTTATTAAACAATTTATCTATAATATCTAATATAAATATAATAGTTTTATCTTGCTCTTTAATTTTTTTGCTATTTAACTTATGTTGAATTTTTATTTCAACATATTTCTTACACAATTTACTCTTCATAAATTCTTTTATATTACAACATGACCTTATATTATCCTTTATTCCTAACTCATAAGTTAAATGGGAGTTTTTGTATTCTTTTATTCCATCATAACTATAATATTTTTGAAAAACTTCATAAATTTTTTCAACTCTTTTTAATTCATGTTTGTAGCATTCTATCATACAATTCGACTCATGTAATTTTGTTTCATTTAAATTTAATTCTTGCACATCATAAATATCATCATACATATTGCAAGTAAAATCATACTTCATCATATGTTGTGAAACAATATCTTTAACATTTTTATATATCATAGATTTTGCATCATATAAATAAGGATGATTAAAATAAAAATATATAATATCTATTAAACATATTTCAAAATATTGCTTGTAATAATCAGTAATTAAAAATCGTGGCAAATATGGTTGTATATACTTGGATATGTTTAGGTATTCTATCATATATAATATGACTTTGTTTTATCATTTTATATCATTATTTTTCCGAAATCTATATAAAGATTACACTATAATATTATATATAACACGAAAATACTAAAAATATATTTTCTCATTCTTATAATAGATGAATAACATTAAAGAGAAACCTCCTGACTTCTACAAAGGTGTCAAAGTGCCTATCAAATATGTCCTTAAACATCCTGAAATTAATTTACCTAAAATTAATGATGCTGTTATGAGAGCTCATAAGATTGTAATTCACGGATTGATGTTTACGAAGTTGTATTTATTGAACTATTATAATACTCATAACACTATACCAGAAATAGATCATTCTTTTGTAGTCAATTGCTTGAAAATTGTATGTGTCAAATGTGGTTCAGGAAGACTACCATCGGATGAAACAAAAGAACTAAAAGATAAACTTAATTCATTTTATGAAGAACATTACAAACCATTAAGACAAGATGATAATCTAAAATATACTCATATGAATACCATTTTAGACTATTTAGCAGATGATATTATTACTATGTATAAAAACAATATTCAATTACATTATGTGGAATATGTAGAGCGTTTTGTTAATATTTGTTGGAAGAAGAAATATATTACAGACAAAATAAGAAAACTAAAGTTTACTAAAAAAGAAAAAGACAATAGGATAAATAAGTTATGTTGTCAATTAAGGAAGATTAAGAATGATATCCTTAATGTTGAAACAAACGAATATAAATCACATTTAGTATATCACTCTTGGATTAATAATGTAAAGCAACACATCATACCTAATAAGATTTTTGCTAAAAATAGCATTCATTATGATATACATTGTAATCAGTTTGATTACCTTCCTTGTATGATTTATATGATGAAGCATATAGAACAAGAAGGATTTAGTATAAATAATGTTTTTCCTTCAAGGTCAGACGTCATACCAAAACATATTACTCTTGATAGCACAACCATAGTAAACATTTTGTTAAGAAAAGAACAAGGGAAAAAATATGACTACTTATCAAAGGGTAATCTTAAGAAAAGGAAATCAGAAATATGGGATTTTTTTTTTAGAACTCAAAGAAAATGCTTTAAAAGAGAAGGATATTCATTTCATCATATGATAGAAACTGATGGTGTTAGTTGTTCCATATTACTGATTAGAGATGACTTAATAGATAAGTTTTCAAAACCTAAAAATACCAGCATATCAAAAGAACTATATATTGATGAATTGTGTGATTATACTCCTTTACAAAACAAGAAGATCGTTGCAACAGACCCTGGTAAGTGTGATATTATATATTGTGTAGATGGATGTTGTAAAGATGCTACCACATTTAGATATACACAAGATAGTAGAAGAAAAGAATGTAAAATTAAGAAGTATAATAAACTCATATTGGAGTTTAAGAAAGAACAGATTGATGGTAAAACAATAACAGAATATGAAACTGAACTATCACAATATAATAAAAAGTCATTAGATATAAATAAATACAAAGATTATATCAAAAAGAAAAATGAAATCAATCAGAAACTATTCCAGTTCTATGAAAGATATATATTCAGAAAATTGAAACTAAATGGATATATCAATAGAAAAAGAAACGAACAGAAGATTATAAATAAGTTTAAGAAAATATTTGGCAATCCTAATGAGGTTGTAGTATGTTTTGGTGATTTTGAGCAACGCAAACATATGAAATATAAAGAACCTATTAAGGGTAAAGGTATTAGAACATTATTTAGAAAATCTGGTTATAATACATATTTGGTAGATGAGTTTAGGACAAGTTGCAAATGCTGTAATTGTGAAGGAGGAGAATGTAAGAAGTTTATGATAAGAAAAAGCCCAAAACCTTGGAAAGACTACAATGCTTTAGTACATGGTCTATTACGCTGTAAGAGCGGTTGTGGATTATGGAACAGAGATGTAAATGGTGCTAAAAACATTTATAAAATAGTTTTTAATCATATAAATGGATTAAAAAGACCATTATATCTATGTAGAAGTAATCAATCAGATACATTACACGATGTATCCAACCATAATTTACCTTTCTAATAATTATTAGAAAGCCTTGAAGACACAAAGTAATAAACCTGTATGAAATATTTTTTTACAGAACTTTGTGCCATTTTAAATCTTCAAGGGTGTAAAAGCTATAAATATAACTTTATATCAAACTTGCTATTTAGAAATCATTTGAGTATCTATGAAAAGTATATATTGATGTGTGCATATATTCGATACTTGTTTAATGATAATTACGGAAAAACACGGGCCTATATGATTATATTCAGTTCTATAAATTTACCACAAAATCCATTGCTATCATAGATACTCTATGTGCCTACATAGATGAAGGTAATGTTTATTCGTATAGTTTGAACAAGTTCATTAAAACGTACGATATCCTATTTTATAGTAAAATAATGGTTCCTTCTAAGGCTCTCGACTGCTACTTATTTAATATATGGAAAGGATTTTTAGAAAAAAAGGGGTTGAAATTATTTTAGAAAAAGAGATAGCTAATATTAATATAATAGATGATACAATATCACGTATAGACTTGGAATCTGGCGAAAATTTTGGATGTGTTAATTTGGTATTAGCAGTACCTCCAGTAGCTATATTAGATATCATTAAGGATAACGATATGCTAAAAGATTCGTTTGGAGATTTTAATGATCTGAAAATATGGACAGAAAATACAAAATATAGGAATTACATATCTATCACATATCACTTTAAAAATTACATAGAGCTTTTTGATAGCAACGGATTAACTCTACGTACCGACTGGGGAATTACTGTTGTAAACTTATCAGAATACTGTGATAAAATAGAAAATTCCGAATATCCCGTTTTGAGCGTCATGGTTACCTTATGTGATAAAAAAAGTAGCTATAACAACAAAACGGCGAATGAATGTACCGGAGACGACCTGATATTAGAAGTGTATAGACAATTAAAGATATGCTATATCAATATCAATGCTAATAATAATGCTAATAATAATACAGAATCCGATAATAATGCTTGTTATCACTATTTTGCTGTTATAAATCCCAATAACTATTATGATAATGATATGAAGATGTGGAGATGTAGCGATAATGCATATTATAATATGTTGGGTGAGAAATATATAGATTTTAAGAGCCAGACAATAGAAAATTTGTATACCTTAGGTACTCACAATGGCCGAAGTTATATCCAATTTAATTGTATAGAAAGCGCTATTTCTAATGCAATATCATTGGGTCGCGAGCTATACCCTGATGTTTGCAAAAAATATATTGTTAAACGCGGGATATATCTTAAAGATTTTATAATTGCCTTGATATTTATGTCGTATATCTTTATATTTTATTATAGTTTATATAAATAGAAAGAGAAAAATAAGAGTACTAATGGAAAGAGGGTTAATGATGGTATTGCATTCTATTATAATAGGCCTTATATTATATATGTTAATGGTTTTCGTTTTTAACCAAGATGTTGTTGTTGCTGAAAATAGAAGTGTCCTAATCGCTGCTGTAATATTAATATACATGGTACTTTTCGGCCACGATATTCCAAGAAAATTAAATAGTAACTTGTGATGAATATGATTATGAATATGATTATGATGTAATCGCGTTATATACTAACATATAAGCTTCGCTATTGTTTTGTAGAAAATCTCCGGCGTTTAATATTTGTTCATCGTTATACAACAAGAATGTATTATCGCCTTTTTCATTTATTTGTGTAGAACAGATAGCCATATAGTGACCGCTCGTGGCATTTCCTGAATGTAGAGCTACCGAAGATAATTTATAATTTTTCTCTATATCTGCATGTGATAATATAGTACCCGTATTAAAACATAGAGCATCGTTGATATATACAGGTTTCGTGTTTTTTATATTTGGATTAATGAATCTATTTATTATAATAAAGAGCACATCTGGTAAACTCCAAATTTTCGAGGTCTTAACATAATCCGTTTTTTCTTTGCAATTATCGCAATTCCAGTCATTGCTATAATTATTTTCTATCAATAACTCTTGTAACATATGCACTATCGTAGGATTTTCAATATTTTCAGGAATATTCATGTGAAGAGCACATATGGGTTCGAAATCATATAATGTATAATTGCATTTTTTACATTTTGTTATATTGAGTAAAAATCCTTCGGTGGTACTTTGCCACATAGATATCTTATTCTTGCTATGAGTTACATAATGATAAATATATTTTTCATTAAGATACTTGCTATTTTTTAAGGCGTTCATATAACTATTGTAATCGTCATATGTGATACCGTTAAGCACTTTATACTTAGCATCTATATTATCATAGTCCAATAGGAGATTATGATGATTCGGAGAGCCGTTTAATTCCTCTATTATTTTCTCATTCATAAATATCCATAACTCGGTAATATCAAGCTGTTCGCCATAACTAAATATTCCTTCGAATTTGCTATATATGTTCGCTACAAATTTTTTGGGAGATATAGCTTTATTATTTATACACATTAGAATTATCACCTCTTTTAAATTTGAAATTAAAGTATCATCTCCTAAATCACAATTTAATACAATATTTCTCATTAAATCATTCTTGCATATTATCTGTATTAAACTATTTATAGCGCAAGTAAAACCAAGATTGAATAGTCCTTGCATTATTGTATATTATACAATAATTATATCTTATATATATTAGAATACAATGGCTACAAAAAGTTCTGGTCGTGAAAAAATGTCTAACGAAACAAATAAAAAAATGAGCTCCGCGAAATTTGAAAAGTTTTCAACATCTAATGGTTCGGTTACTTGTTGTAACGGAGCGGCACCGTCTACATTTAGTATGGTTATATATATAATTTTATTAATTATAATTCTTTTAATAAATATAAATGCAAGCATATGGATTGCTAAACTTGAAAAAATAAATTGCGCATGTAGTGATAATTTTATGCGTAATTATATAAAATATTTTTTATTTGTTATGATACCGGCTATAATAGTTCAATTATTCGTAGCTATATACATGTACTCTAACAATATAAATTCAATATGTATGTCTAATACCATGCTCATGTTCATCGAGTTTTCACGATTTATATTTGGTATATTTTATATTATTAATATATGTATTGCGATTATATATATCAATAGACTAAAAGAATTAAATTGTGAATGTAGCGAAGATATCAGAAGAGAGGTTTATTGGATTTATAATATAATATTAGTATCTATCTTATGTATTCTTATTATACTCGTGTTAATATTCGCTATTTATATATTTTTCTCTGGATCTTCAATGATCGCCAAAAGAAGCGGAACTACTACAAGTTATTCTAATCGAGCTCATCAATAATAGGGTTTGATACATCATTATCATCGGAGCCGGCCCCAGCTCCGGCCCCAAATGCAGAACCAAACCCAGACATATCATTGGGCATTCCACTTGGCTTACTTTGGCTATAGAGTTTTTGCATAAGAGGATTTACAACTTCTTCTAGTTCTTTTTGTTTATTTTTATAGACTTCTACATCAGACGAATCGTTTTCTTCAAGCCATTTAAGTCCGTCGTCAACGATTGGATCAATCTCGGCCTTAACTTCATCGAGAATGGGAGGAGAATCCTCGCGCTTTTTCATAGAGTTGCGCAGATTGTAGAGATAATTTTCGAGACCATTCTTTGTTTCTACAAGTTCCTTTTGTTTACTATCTTCATTCTTGAATTCTTCGGCCTTTTTAATCATTTCCTCAATCTGTTCTTTAGATAGACGACCTTTATCATTTGTAATAGTAATGTTATTAGTTTTCTTAGTGGATTTCTCTTCAGCACTGATATTCATAATGCCGTTTGCGTCAATATCAAAGGAAACTTCTATCTGTGCTTGACCACGAGGCATTGGAGGGATACCATCAAGATGGAAACTACCGAGGAGATTATTGTCTTTAGTAAATCCACGTTCTCCCTCATAGATTTTAATATCTACCCCTGGCTGATTATCAGAATATGTAGAGAATACCTGAGATTTCTTAGTAGGAATTGTGGTATTTCGCTCGATGATCTTAGTCATTACTCCTCCTGCGGTTTCAATACCAAGAGAAAGAGGAGCAACATCAAGAAGTAGTAGCTCATTTGTCTTGCTATTTCCTTGTCCTGTTAGAATGGATGCTTGAACCGCTGCACCATAGGCAACTGCCTCGTCAGGATTTAGAGATTTGTTCAATTGTTTACCGTGGAAATAACCAGACAAAAGCTCTTGAATTCTCGGAATACGCGTTGTACCACCTACAAGTACAATTTCATCAATATCTCCTTTGCTCATTTTAGCATCTTTAAGAAGACGATCAAGTGGTTCGAGAGTTCTCTGGAAAACCTTGTCGGCGAGCGCCTCGAACTTTGCACGTGTTAGATTGCAATTATAGTCGACTCCATCTATGAGCGAATCTACCTCGATAGTTGTAGTAGTAGATGAAGATAGATTTTTTTTAGCCTTTTCTGCTGCAATATTTAGACGTTTTAGAGCACGAGCATTTTCCCTAACGTTTTTCTTATATTTTTTATTAATTTCATCACACAAATAATCAACAATGATATTATCAATATCAGAACCACCGAGATGAGTATCGCCGCCCGTTGCTTTTACTTCAAAAATACCACCATCCAAAGTCAAAATAGAAACATCGTGTGTACCACCACCACAATCAAAGACAAGAATATTACGCTCGCACTTATCATCTGTCTTATCCAAACCATATGCAATGGCTGCCGCAGTTGGCTCATTGATAATGCGAAGAACTTCGAGACCCGCAATAGTACCAGCATCCTTTGTTGCCTGCCTCTGAGAATCGTTGAAATAGGCAGGGACAGTAATTACAACCTTTTTAAGCGGATGCCCAAGATAAGATTCGGTAGTCTCCTTAAGGCGCTGAATTACCATCGCAGAAATTTCCTCGGGATGAAAACTCTTATCCTCATTTTTGTATTTTACGTTGATTAGAGGCTTATTATTAGAATCTCCAGTTACATTAAATGACCAGAGCTTAACATCTTCTTGAACAACGTCGTCGCTAAATTTTCGTCCAATAAGACGCTTAGTATCATATACAGTATTCTTAGGATTCATCGTTGATTGATTTTTAGCAGCATCACCTACCAACTTTTCTTCATCGCTAAAGGAAACGTATGACGGGATAATTCGCGAACCAGTCTGAGTATCTGGAATAATTTCAACTCTGTCGTTTATCCAAATGGCCGCACAACTCGTGGTAGTTCCGATATCAAAACCTGCTGCAATATCTTTACTATCAGTCATTATACTTATGTTCTTTTCTTATACATATATATATCTAAAATCTTTATATATTTTTATATTCTACTATTTATTCATATTATACAGCTGTAGTAAATTAATAAATATTTTATATCATATAAGAGAGATTGTTGAGAGAATATAAACGAGTACATAATTTATTTTCCCTTGAACTTTTAAAACTTTTTTATATTTCTAAACTTTTTTTCAATTATGTACTCAAAAATATTATGTAGTAATTAAAATATTATAATATTAATAAGTATGATAGTTGATTTGAATAATACAACAGATTATGATAAACAAATAATATATTTAGATTCTACCAACGGAACATTTAAAAGCAACGAAGTCTTTGATTTTTATATTGATTTCGAAAACCCTTTTAAAAACATATCAAGTGTTAAAATTATAGAGGCATCTATTATTTTGAACAGGTCAAACTTGAATTACAATGATATCTATTATATCGAATTAAATGACTATCATCGAATAAACACATATGTAAAAGATAAAGGGTTCACATTTAAATACTTTGATGCCATACCTTACAACCATGCTGACTATCATGCTAATGGTTCTTGTAAATTTAGAATTTTCTATGCTTTAACAAGCTCTAATTGGACAGATCCCACACTTTACACTCTAAATCCCATAGCCCACAATACAAGAAGATTTAATATAAAAATAAGAGATAAAGACTTTGCTATTTTAAATAAGATAAATGGCGATTCTTTCAAACTTACTATATGTGTATATACTATTAAAAAAAATATATATGGATAATTGATTATAATATATTTACTTCTATTCTCTATATATATATGCATTTGAATATAATCAATAGTTTCGAGGTTTGCTATTACAATTTCTTAGTATACTTTTATCTATGTTTAAATAGTATATGTCCTTATTATGATGATGTTATTGTAAGTATGCATATTCATTCTGTAAAACTACTTTTAGAAAAAAAAGAATTGAATATGAGAAAAATAAAAAGAATGAGAATGATTGAGTTTATTGATAGCCTCAATAACAGCGACAAAATTATTTTAGACAAAGAAAAAGATATCATTATCATCGAATATGATATTTATAATAAAAATGATCTAAAAGATTCCACAGATTCCACAGATTCCACAGATTCTACAGATTCCACAGATTCCACAGATTCCACAGATTCTACAGATTCCACAGATTCTACAGATTCCACAGATTCCACAGATTCTACAGATTCTACAGATTCCACAGATTCCACAGATTCCACAGATTCTACAGATTCTACAGATTCTACAGATTCTACAGATTCTACAGATTCTACAGATTCTACAGATTCTACAGATTCTATAATAAAAAAACGGTAGACGCAATTGTCGAAACCATCATAGTTAATATGGAGGCATTTGTATGCAATATAGGAAATACCAAAGATAATGTATAGTCTATAGAATAGACTATACAGGCAGATTTATATGATGATATTGAAAATGTTTTTATTGATATGGAAAATAAAAAGAATGTGTAAATTAGAAGTATTTGATGGTTAATCTATGATTCCATATCTCTTTTAATTCATTTTCATGTTTAATTTCTCCATAACAATTGGTCTGCAGGCGTTTGTTTATAGGAATTTTATTGAGATTTGCTTTGAGTAAATTATTCTCAAATTGATTAATGTAATAGAGATTTTCCATAGCATCATTCATATTATTTTTATATATCTTATTGTTTATGTAGTTATAGTATAAGAAATACAGACAGGTATCTATGCTCCCTAAGGTATAGCTATTCTTAACTGTTGTAGAAAAGCATTGGTCTTTAATTTTAATTATTCTTAGCATATTGAATGTTACCTTTGTTTCATTATCGTATATCTTGATATCATAATACTTGTATAAATTAATAGAGTCAATAGGAGCTTTTATTACTTCAACTTTGTATTTACTATCAGTAATATACAGATTTATTATTTTTTTAATATTTAGAAATACATCTCTTATATTTTTAACTAATATCGTGAGACATATAGAATTATTGCTTAAACGGTAACAACACAACGATATATTCATATATAATTTAATAGAATAGCTGTCTATTATAGGAAGCTTATTCGCCTTAATATATTCGAGAATATATTTAATAGTATTTAAATAGCTCTCTTTTATAGGAATACACTTTAATACCTTCTTGTTTTTTTCAGTAGGATAAAAGGAGTTTACGAGAGACAATCTACTGTATATTTTTTCCCATCTAAAACCAGATTGAAGAGGTCTTGCTAATTCGAAATAAAGGTTCTGTTTTATTAATTCTACTGGAATTACCTTGTATTTATCACCATAATATTTCAATTTTTTATTGTTTTTATTGATATATTTTAATAATATATTGTATATTTTAGCATCTAAAAAAGTAATATCAAAGAATTGTTTTCCGAATACAGAAATTTTATAGGTATTTGTATGAAGGGCCCTCTTCAGCTTAATGTATTCGAAACCAGCCTTCTTAATTTCGTAACCTAATTCTTTTGCATCTTTTACAGGATTTTTAGAAAAACAATCGTAATCATTTATGGTATACTCTTTATAAAATCTGTACTTCTTCGGTAATATTAAATTAATAACGAGACCTCCATATAATATTAGGTTTTTCTTAAGAATAAAATTAGAAATTAATGTTATCACATCATTAAATTCGCCATACAATTCTTTTAACTTTTTAACCTCTATCTCTTTTATAATTTTATTTATGGAAGATTTATTATTAGACATAATCTAATTAAATCAAATAAATTTATTTTTTTACATCTTCGTACTCTCTATATATGAACTTCGGCATTATACTTCCTACCTGTGTGTTCTCTATAGCCTCCTTTAAATCTGTTCCTGGCGAATTTAAATACAATGGATTTGTAATCTGTTTCGTTCCGTACGAACATACATTGGGTCTATATTCCATAGGGCCGCGATATTGCTGTTTATACGTGATAGGATCATATATTCTATCGCTCTTCCCTTTAATTATCGGGTTCTGTATATCATAAGGATCATATATTAAATTCGAAGTATCATATCCTGATAAATCTGAAGAATCAAAAGAACCATTGGAACCTTCGGAACCGTTGGATTTATATGGCATTGAAGTATTCTTATCTTGCATTATGATATTAATATTGAAAACAGGTTCGCTGTTTTTCATAATATCGGCAATATGTTTATCACTATTTAAATTTTTATCATCGCTAGTTGAGGAATATGTATCTGTTGTTAATGCTATAGGTGTATTCAGAGCCCTTCTCTTTATTATATCTCGTCGTTTTAATTCATTTGCTATCAATCGTATCTCATATAATACAAAGTTATTATCAAAAATTTCTAATAATTTCTCATCATTTATTATGTATTCCCTTAAAATACTTCTTTCAAAATTAGAATAATTATCGTGCATCAACATGGCCTTAAATAAATAATCGTTAAACTGCAAGTGGATATAGCATTGTTTCAGAGGAACTCTCATTTTATCATGAGGCAACTTATTGAAAAAATCTTTGTATATATTTACTAAATTATCTATGATATTCTGCTCTGATATATTTGATATAAGGGTTGGATCTGTATTGTTCGACTGCATTTTTACTATCATTTTGTATTCTGTGGAATTATAGAGTTTTAATTTTAGCTTATCTTCGTTGCTGTTTTTTTCATAGAAATCTTGTAAATTCACTATCAATTCCTTGGGTTTCGGATGTCTATCTAATATGTTCTTATATATATCGATAATTACATATTCATTGATACTTTTCTCAGATAAATACTGAGGATCTCTATTGTATTGCTCGTCGATATAAGGGAGATACTTGTCTTCTATTGGTTCTAATATACTACTTGCTATTCCGTCAGTTACATCATTGCTCTGTCTAAAGGTCGCTGTCTCTGTACTAAAATGCAATTCGGCATTAGAAACCCCCTTATTATTGTATATATCAGTATTAAAGTACTCCTCTGTTTTTGTATTCTGTGTTTTTACAGCAGATGACCTCATAAATCTATTATCAAACCCTCTTCTTAACACAGTATCTATATTATCATCGGTGAAAATGCTATTGGTCTCTACTATTTTATGTTTATAATAAGGCTGCATTATCTGATTGTTTTCCCCTACAATTATATAGGAATCGTAGGAGACAACACTGTTCTCCTTAATATTATCATATTCTTCGCGAGTAAATCTATATACACTTTCCCCGTCCATATTATTAAATGATTTGTTTCTCATCATGTCTTCTAAAGCCTTTTTAAGTTTGTCGTTTTTAATCTCCCTGTAATATTTTCTAACATAAGGCTCTGTACGTTCTCCTAAGTTTCTCCATAATAACCCAATGTCCTTGTTATCTATATTGTCTATTGCCGAATTATAGGGTTTAAAATAGCGTCCGTCTACATCTATATAACTATTTGCTGATAATAACCCCCCTATATTTAATGAATCCAATTCGTCTACGCTAATAACTATAGGAGATATCCATTTATAATTTAATATTATAAACAATTTCTCATTACTTATTTTATCTCCATCAGGCTCTTCATTTCCTAAATATAACCACTTAAGGCCTATTTTATCGTCTAATATAAAATTTTCTATAGAATAATCAAACAATACTGCTTGAATATATTTATTAAAATAGATTATTATCGATATAATACAAGAGATTATTACTATTACTGATAATATCAATATATATCTAAATATTTCCATTACTATATCTATAATAAATAGAAATAAAAAAGCATTTTTATATGTAATATGTAAATAGATTATGCATTTTAATTTTACTATTCAACTACATCACAATGTTATAGCAATATCTTCGATTGTATTTTTGATTCTAAATTTTATAGAGAATATTATACACTTCAGTATAGGTTGAAATATCTATTCTAAAGATACCACCAATATAAAGATAGAATTGCCTGAAACTTACGATATCATTAAGATAGTATTTACTATGATTGTCTTCTCGATACTCCAATCACTATTTGCATATTATGGACTTAAGTATATGTAGGACGTCTCGCGATGGCTCTCAGCAGCTCGCGGTGGCTTGTGATGTCTCGTGGTGGCTTACGATAGCTGGTGTTAGAATATATAAAGATTTAGATATATATAATATATATTATGGATTTGATTCGGAAAATGAAAATGAAGAAGAGGAAGACCATGGATGCTAACAGTGACGATGAAAGTAGCTCAGACAATCCTTCTGATATGATTTATACAAATTATAATCATCTATATTTTTCCGGAGATATTACTTCAAAATCGTCATTTTCTCTTTGTAAACATCTTCGGATTTTAGCAAACGGTCTTAAAATTGATGCAATTGATAAAAATATAGAACCTGAAATTTATCTGCATATAACCACAGATGGTGGGTGCATTTCTTCGGCTTTTTCTATAATTGACTGTATGGAAGGATTGAGCATACCTGTAAATACAGTTATTGATGGTAGCGTATCTTCTGCAGGAACTTTGATAAGTATTCATGGTAAAAAGCGTTATATTTGCAAAAACTCCTATGTTCTTATCCACGAACTGCGATCGGGTTGCTGGGGTAAATTGGCGTATATCGACGATACGTATAAAAACTGCATTAAAATTCAAGAGCATATCAATAATTTCTACCTAAATAAAACACAGATCGGCAAAAAAATGCTCAAAGACCTTCTTGTAAAGGATCTTCAGTTTAATGCCGAAGAATGCATTAAAATGGGAATTGTCGACAAAATATACGACGGATCGTAATTATATTCTTTTTATATTATAGTACTGCATTATGAATGAATTATTTAAAAATGAAATATACATACATATGATTATATTACTTATAATATTTCTATATACATTATTGATAGCTGCATATATATTATTTAATGACGAATATAATATATTCATCCGGATTATATCGATATTTGTAATAGCGATTATAATATTTTTAGCTTCTAAAAAAGAGACCTTTTTGCCATTCTTGGGATTAACATTTATCCCTAATACTTTATTGTGTGAACCTAAATTTCCGAATGGCGCAAATCTTAATTACACATTAGATATGCACGATTATGAAGATGGAACTAAGATAATTTATTGGGCGGCTAACAATGAGACAGATAGCTTAAAAATAATAGAGGATCCTTTTAGTGCTTATAAAAATTTCAATAATGTTGGTGTCTCCGTTGTAAAAAAAGGAAAAGCTGATGTTCGTATTTTTTGCCCCAATAAATACAAAGTAAAAAAAGTATTTGATAAAATATTAGAAAGACATTTTCATTATAGAATAATCTTTAAAGACAACGGCTTTTTAAGCCCTGTGATGACTGTTAATATCAAGTGCTAATCTAAGCTACGCTATGCTAGGATAATGTTATAGTCGTAATATACAGATAGTATTTTAGCATACTCTTCTGCTATATATTTTTCTATGTTATCTATATTATTCGCTGAGGTATTTTTATTAAATAGTGTTATAATTATGCTTAATTTTTTATAATTTTCTATAATATTATTCATTATAGAATGTTTTATATCATTATCACTATATATATCATTCATCAGTTTATTTACGATGTTATCATGTGCTCTTATTATAATATCGTCAGTTTTGTTGTATAATATGTATATGTGTTTATTTTGTATAGCATTGTATAATTGTATATCGTAAAAATCCTCCTTCTTTTTTTTGAGATGCTTACAGATGTTTGCATACCAATATTTGCAAACCAAAAGCGTCTTATAATCACATTTAATTTTTATAAATGTAAAATATAAATCATTGTTTATCATATTATTATGATTATATTTATATTATATCTGTTATATATTTATGAATATTATGAATTTCTGAAATAGATGAAGAAATAATGATCTTCATATTCTTATTATCGTAATAACTGATATAAGACGCCCATAAGCTATCTGCGGCACAATTTTTTTTATCAGTAATGATATAGTTTTTAAACATGGACATTAGAATAAAATTAATTTCATAGCTATATTTTTCATCACTTGTAATATAGTAAAATGAGTAATCTCCTTCTCTATTAATATTATCGAGAACTATTTTAGCCCAATTTATATCATCTGTTACTACTGCTATATTTGTTATTTTATATGCACAATTCATAAGAGACAATGCGTCATTATAATAGTCAGTATCGCAATCCTTCATAATATGCATAACGGCCACATCATCGTCAATTGTATTATTTCCAAAATAATTTAGAATATCTCTATATTTATAATATGCAGCATACATCAGATCTTCATTAGAATACACAAGTTCAATAAGCTTTGTTCTCAGATAATCATCTATATTTTTGAAAGTATAGAGTTTATCCATACTTTCATTAATAACTTTTATATTCTTAGTGATATCTATGGTATCAGCAGTGCCTGTGGCATCCAGAGTTTCAAAATTAATACCCCTATATTTTTCGTCATCAAGAATATTAAAGAGTCCCTTAAATAGCGTATCGTAATATAACTTGTTATCTTTATTAAAGACTATCTTTATTTTAATATGCTTGCTATTTTTAATTTTTAAGATGTTTATAAGATAGGACAGATTGAATAATTGTCGTCCGACACTTTCATCATTATCTATAGTTATGTAACGCAATTGTCGCAATGATTTATTCATAATTATTATATTAATACAGTTTAATCTTTAAATCCTTGGAACAGTAGGGACCATCGGACCATTTCAGAGATTATGGTGTAATTCGTACAGTATTATTTGTGAAATCCGTGTCCTTCATTTTTTTAATAAATAACATTTTATTTACAGGACATCCTGATTCCTTAGTCTGCAATTTAAAATTCATAGAAGCTGCTATATTAGCCATAATATTTCCGTTGTAAGTCATTAAAGATATGTATTTTTTATTTATAGGACACAATAGGATAGCATAACTTAATAGAATTTTTCCCAATTTTCTCCCACGTGTATTCTTATCAATGAATACTTCTTGGATATAAAATGTATCCTTTTTGCTATCGCTACTGCTGAGTCCGCCACTACCCGTGCCTTTATCAACAGAAAATATCCTGCTTTTCTTTACTATTAAGAACCCTAACATTAAATTCGTAGTTTCCGAGTATAAACCATACATCTGATGTTTAAGAATGTAATCTTCTACGTCGGTTATAATAGAATCAGGTGTATACTTATCCTTTGTTATTTTTTTATAATTATAATATTGCAAGTAGGCCATAAATTTATCATTATTTTTTTTAGTTACCAATCTAACTACTATTTTTTCATTATTGGCATCATAATACTCCATGATGCTTTTATTATATTTTCTCATAATCTCATTATACTCTTCGCGTCGATCTACTAATTCTTTATTAGATCTATTAATAGCTATAAGATTATTTAATAAATTTACAGATTTATTAGTTATAAAGAATTTAATCTTTTCAAAATATAACTCAATCTTCTTATTTATATCAGTTGTAATATTTTTAATATCAAGTTCTAACAGTTTTCTATTTGGAATGCCTGTTACACGCATCATCAGACGTTTCTTCCAGACATCTAAGTTGTTAATATTAACAACCATATCAGTTAATGGATCTCTGTAGAAATCATTCATAAGTATTGATACGCTTTACTCTACTATTAAATAAGATTAATTAATTAGGACCTATTAGGAATCTTTGTAAGAATATAGATATGTTAAATAGTATTTGCTGTTATCAATATCCTTTAATTTTTCGAGATTGAGAGTATACTTATTTTGATTGCAAAAACTCAGGATATTTTCAAATAATAATATATCGTCATCTAATTGGTTATATGGGTTCGCAAAAATATTTAATAGCTTAAATTGCCCGTTATCTATTTTTCCTAATAAACAAATGTAATTTAAATCAGCGTCTTTATTATAAATGCCTACAATTATGTTAGGATATGAAAAACGGTTTTTATTTAGCCATATAGTATCTGCTATAATCTTATTGTGATAATCTTCATTATCCTTTGACCATTTATAAAATGTACTATAGACATTATTATAATTCAATAAACATACATTGCCATTATTATAATTACCGAATTTATTTATACTATGAGGTCCTATATTAATTGGATAAGAATAAGATAGAGATGCATATAAAATATTTAAAATAGCTAAAATAAATTTCATATATTTTATTGTTTATTATATAATACTTATATATAAATTAAAATGAATTGCGATGAATACTATTGTGATTTTACAATAGATAAAAATTATATATTGGCTTACAACGTATCCAGTAAAAAACTCTATAAACTCTTTTTCGATAATTGGAAAACTATTTATAAACATTTACTCGACGATGATACCGATTGTTATTATAAAAACGATATGGGATCTTGCTTTCGCACATAATTATTAATAATATCTATTAATGATAGTATATAATTTTCTAAATCAATATCAGTTCCACTCGATGATATATCGGTATTTGTTAAATAAATGCAAGTATCATCGTCAGATAAAATTATAAATGGAATATTTATAGTAATCTCTAAATATAGACCTGATTTGCGAGGTTTTAGAAAATATTTAATAGATTTTAAGTTTGACCCGTTTAAAAATATACTGATGTCTTGCATATCATTAATTATCTTCTTTTCTTTAAAATTATAGACGTATTTATTTGTTGTTTCTATATTAATTTGCGAATTTCCTTTTATCATATCAATTATTACATCGTTATCTTCAGTATATTTAATACGAGGTACAATTCTAATATTAAATTTCATAACTTCTCCGCTACCATCTTTAGTTTTATTATACTTTGTTTTGTAAAAATAGGTTCGAAGAGTATTCGCCATATCTTCATCTTCGCCTTTTTGTTTCTGCTGTTGCTGCTGCGTATGTTGCTTCTGCGTCTGTTGCTGATGTGGAGCCGGCTGTTGTTGCCCCTGTTGCTCACGAGGTTTCTGTGGCGGAAGAGGGGATTGTGATGGTATACTCTGTTGCGGTCGTGGAGGTTGCGAAGACTGCGAAGACTGCTGTTGCTTCTGTGGCTGCTGTTGATGCTGTTGCTGCTGAAGCTGTTGCTGCTGCGTCTG